GGGTTTAAACAATTCTTATTTGCACCTTTGAAAACAATTGGTAGATTATTTAAGACAATAGGTAATATATTCAGATCAGCAAGAGCATTAATAGCATTAAAAGTATTAGCAGTAATAGCAGCGTTTCAATTCTTTGCAGAAAAAATAGATGTCATAAGAGATACAATAGTAGGAGTTTTTGATAAGATTAAAGATTTCTTTCAAGGTATTGTTGATTGGTTTAAGAACTCAGCAGTAGGTAAGTTTTTCTTTGGTGACAAAGAAGAAAAAGAAAGAGAAGACGCTATTGAAGGAAAAGGTAAATTTCAAACATTAGAAGGTGAAACTGAAGGTGTTGATATATCACAAGACGCTGCTACGGTAGATAGAGATTCAAAAGACCCTATCGCACCTTTCTTTAGTAAGAGTTTAAACACAATTATACAACCTGATAGTCCTGAATATTTAAATATTAAAAAAAGAGATTTCAATACTAGTGAACAAATGGTTGGTAGTGATGGTAGAATTGTACCAATGGTCAATGAACCTAAAAGTTTATTAGCAGAAAGACAAGTAGTAGGTAATATGTTGTCAGATGGATCAGATACTTCAGACGCATTAAAAGTATTACAAAATGAAGCACAGACATTAGATAAACCTAACGTAACAAATATACAAAATAATTCAAATGTAAATAGTCAACAATCTACTGGCACAACAATTGCAGGATTTGTAGACCACGAACCTGATACATCATTTAAATATGTCAGACGTGATAATGGCGATCAATATATTTAAAACTTAACACCTAATTCTTTTTCAGTTATAATTTTAAACACAGCATTATTATCTTCAGCATATGCAGTTGCAGCTTTCCACTTTGCTTGATTTTTAATAAACTCAAAACTCTCACGCATATATGACCGTGTTTTCTTTTTAGGTGGTTTAGGACGAGTTGTTTGACGAGAAGGTTTAATCTCAATCAACATTTTTTTATTCTTATCTGTTTTGATTATGAAGTCAACAAAATATCTATGATATTTCTTATCAATAGGATTGTAGTATCTAATAGGCAATTCTTCACTTGCCCATTGCACTATGCCAGGATTAGTGTCGCAATAGACCATAAACCTACGCTCTAATAGTGAACGATATACTATGTTATTTGGGTTGCCAACGTATTTTTTGGGATTAGTTGGTCTGTATATTCCTTTAAAAGACTTCTTCATATCATATAAATATTAGTAATATATATAAAGGATACAAATGGCTTGGACTTCTAAAGTAGCAAACATAATCAAAGGTAAGGTAGCGTCAGCAGTTGCAGGTGCTATTAGTAATAAAATAGCAAATAGTTTTGCAGATCAAGGTCAAACTAAAAAGGTTGCCGCTAAACTATTAAATAAATCACCTTTAGAAATAGGTAACAATTCTGCTACAGCACACTTACAAGAGAATCCATATCAGTATGGCACAGTTTATTACCCACAAGAAACTACAAATATGGGTGATGGTCACTATGTAATATTTGATGTACTTGCTCACAACAAATCAGCATATAAAACAAATACATTTGATAATGGTAGATTAAGTAGAACTGGTGATGACTCATTTGGTAGAGAAACTAAAAATAGAAATATTAAAAATATTAAGTCCAGAGGCATAACACAAACAAATAGAGTTAGAGGTGTGAACTCTGGTTTATTTCAAAAAATGGGTTCTAATCATACCTATATTTCAGATAGTATAATATTGTATATGCCAGCAGAAGGTATGAAGTTTAACTATACAGCAGATTACGAGGCATTAGAAACAGGTCTTGCAGGTGATATGGCACAAGGTATTGCTGGTGTTATCGCAGACGCTGGTTTTGCAGATAAGATTAAATCAGCAGCAAAAGGTACATCTGGTGTTGCACTTGAACTAACTAAAATGGCAGGTTTTGGCGCACTAGGTATTATACCTGGTTTTGAGAACGCAAGAGCAGTATATGATAAGTTTAGAGGACAAGCAAAGAATCCTAATTTAGAATCAGTATTTAAATCAGTACCGTTTAGAGAGTTTAATTTTCCATTTACATTTGCACCAAAAAATGAAAAAGAAAAAGACGCAGTACACAAGATATTACAACTATTCAGATTTCATATGTTACCTGAACAAGCAAGTGGGGCAAACGGATACTTTAAGGTGCCATCAGAATTTCAAATAACTTATATGTATAGAGATAATGAAAACACATATTTACCTAGAGTCAGTAGATGTGTTTTAAAATCTTGTAATATAGACTATGCACCTGAAGGTGTTGTATCTACATTGACACCAGACGAAAGAGGCGCACCACCTACATTAATCAATATGGGTTTAACATTTGGTGAAACAGAAATTATGACTAAAGAAACAGTAGCACAAGGATTCTAATATGTACTTTGATAGATTTCCTAAAGGCAATTACATACTACCTGGAACAACAACATATAAACAAGTTGTTGATTTATTCAGACGTATAAAAATAAAAGATAAAATTAGAAACGAAGCAAGTTTATATTCAGAATACTTTGTTACAAATGGTGAAAGACCTGAACAGATTGCACATAAACATTTTGGTAGTGCTGAATTACATTGGGTTGTATTAATTACAAATAATATAACAGACGCATATTACGAGTGGCCGCTATCATTTTCAGCATTTGAACAATATGTAAAAGACAAATATAGTAATCCTGACGCAGTACATCATTATGAGAAAGTACAATCAAGTGGACCACAAACGTCTATTGATTACTCACATTTAATTGAATGTAATGAAACAGACACAGGTGCTCAATCAGTATCAAATAGAGAATACGAACAAAGAGAACAAGACAGAATCAGTAGAATTAAATTGCTAAACCCAGCATATTTACCTATGATGATTGAAGAATTTGAAAAATTAATGAATGAATAATAATGTACTCAAGCATAGATCAAAACAAATTAGATAAACCAGGTAGATTTCTATTAGATGATGTTGTATTAGTTTCTTATGTATCAGCAGATGGTTCTAATAAGAATGCTAAATCAATATCAATTAGGTCACAAGTATTAGAGATTAATTTATACGAATCACTAGAAGGTGCAGGTCTGTCAGGTAACATAGTTGTTGCAGACGGTCAAGCAGTTATATCACATTTACCTCTTACAGGTTATGAACGTATAGAGTTTAAACTATACACACCTGGCACAAGTAGAGGTTTTGATTTCACATCACAAACAGGTCACCCTATGTACATCTACAAGATCACAGGTAGACAACCGACTACACCTAGATCGCAGATTTATATGTTACATTTTTGCAGTAAAGAGATTATTGATAATGAGATGAAACGTGTTAATAGAACATTAACAGGCACAGTAGATCAAATGGTCGTTGACATATTCAGAAACGATTTAGAAAGTAAAAAGAGTTTAATTGTAGAAGAAACAAAAGGTATACACAAGTTTGTTATGCCTAGAATGAAACCGTTTAAGGCAATATCTAAATTAAGTGAAGACGCAGAACCATTAAAGTTTAACTCTAGCGGTATGATGTTCTATGAAGATAGCACAGGATTTAGATATAGAAGTTTAGAAAATATGTTAGCAATTGCTGGTGTTGCTAGACCTGTAACAGCAAAGTTTCAACAAAAACCACGTAATGTAAAAGGTGGGCAAGGTGAAACAGATATTATAAAAGAAATGCAGACCGTTGATAGTTTTGAGATTAAAGATCAATTTGATACATTAAAGAACTTATCAAACGGTGTCTATGCTAGCAGAATGATAACACACGATAGTTTTAATAAAACATTTAGCGAACTAGACTTTGATTACAATACATATTTTCCTACAATATTTCATACTGAACACGATGGTAGTGGTGGTAAGACAGATAACAAATCGCAGTTACCTATATTTAATTACCAAGACGATAAGATGATTTCAGACAAACCAGAAGGTAGAATTAACTTTGTATCTAATACAACAAAGATACAAAATGATTACAAAGAAACAGACACAGCAAGAATACTACCAAGATCAATGGCACAAAAACTATCATTTAGGTCACAGGTATTGTCATTAGATTGCAAAGGATTTACAGGTATTAGTGTAGGTGATTTATGCAGTGTTGAAGTACCTAGTTATGAACCACCTAATATGTCAAATCCATTAGACATTGACCCATATATGAGTGGTCGTTATCTAATCAGAAAGATACATCATAGAATAAGTACACCAAATGATATTCACACAATGAATTTAGAGTGTGTTAAAGACGCAGTAAGAGTACCGTATCCAGAAGAAAACATAGATACATTTACATATAGAGAAAACCAAGACACGCTCACATATCTACAATACGATTTAGACGAATCATTAGTAGAAAGCGCAGACAATGAGGTAATGGCTTAGAGATGCTAAGAGTCAGAAATTTTTTTGACATAAGGGCTGGCCATATGCCACAATATGAGAGAATAAGACCTGAGCAAGAGATAATGAGAAAGAGAACATAAAAATGCAGAAAATAAAACAAATAAGCAAAAGATGTAAAGACAAATTTAAGAGATATATGGACAATACTCTCTATAAGTATGACTGTATAATCACATATAACAAATATCACAGATTTTACAAGGGTAGTTATGATATATGGGATAGATTTAAAGCTAAAGTCAGTCTAGCGACTGCCTGTTTCAGTAATAGTATAAGTAAAATAGACATTAATACAGGCCAACCTATACATAACCCTTTAATATTGACAGATGAAGTCAAAGAGGACGATTTGCGTAGGAAAGAAAGAAATAGTAAAAAATGATGTATCCTGTAGTCATTAAAAACGGCAACATATCGGTAAAATAAAATGGCATTTCTCGGAATTTCAGAATTTAAATGGTTTATAGGTGTAGTAGAAGACAGGCACGATCCTGAGAAACTAGGCCGTTTACGAGTACGTTGTCTAGGCATACACACAAGCGATAAAAATAAAATCGCAACAGCAGACTTGCCTTGGGCGTCTGTTACATTGCCTACTACAGCGTCAGGTATATCTGGTCTTGGCCAGTCACCTAGTTTTATTGTAGAAGGCAGTTGGGTGTGGGGATACTTTAGAGATGGCAATGACTTAATGCAAGAGATGGTCATAGTTGGTACATTACCTGGCAAGCCAAGTGAGTTAGGTAAAACGGCAAGCGGCTTCTATGATCCTAACAGCAGACTGGACGCTGACGGCCAGCCTACTGGCGTATCAGTCTATCCAAAACAGGCATCAGAGCCTGATACAAATAGACTTGCAGTTAATGATACCACAAAAGAACACAGCACGCTGACAGCACGTAAACTGGCCCGTATTACAAATATACCTACAGCTGACTTTGATGAGATTATACCTAATATATCAGCATCCGACACGGACAACTGGAATCAACCAGCGATTACATACAATGCAGTCTATCCTTATAATCACGTATTTGAGTCAGAAAGCGGCCACATTAAAGAATATGATGATTCGTTTGTAATTGATGAAGACGGCAACCGTACTAACTATTACAGAATACACGAAAGGCACACGTCTGGTACTGGCTATGAGATAACAAACAATGGCGATAAGATTGATGTAATTAAGAACGACCACTACACATTAACAAGTAAAGACAATACACATTATATACAAGGCGACTCTGATATTACTATTAACGGTCGCCATAAAGTTTATATTAATAAGACTGGACAAGAGAACAACAACTACGACATACAGGTAGGACCTAATGCTAATGTCAATA